TGAGTACATAAGTCGCGACAGAAGGACGATTTGCCAATCCCTGATCCTGCAGTAATCGTGACAAGCTCTCCGTACCTGATCCCGTGAAGTTTTGCTTGTAGTCCTTGAAATGGGTAGTCATGATCTGATGGTGGTGACGGTGTTGTGACAAGCTCAAGCAGTTGCTTTGCATCAACAATCCCGTCAGGTTTGTATTGTTCGTGAGCGAAACTCAGAAGATTACGAATGGCCTGTGGATCTTTAGCCTGTAAAGCCTCTGAGGCATCCTTGTAATCGGCTAGAAAGCCTATGTAAGCCTTGCCAGGTGGTAATACCCCGGCGGCTTCAATTGCGGCTGTTCTACCCGGTTGATCGTTATCAAAGCAAAGTATGACTTTGTCGAAACTTGTGATGTATTCAAAGTTGTCCTGCATCGCTTTCTTTGCAGATGCAGCACCATTCGGGATCGAAGTGATCGCGTAGTAACTGGGTTGGGCTTCGTAGATGGACATTGCATCCATCTCACCCTCTGTAATAACAAGAGTGCTCTCTGCACCCTTACCATTTTTGATCTTAGTAGTTTTTGGGAACTTGTTCATGCCGAACAAGGTCTTGACTTTGCCCTCTACTCGGAATTGTTTGTCAGGAGTTCTTACTTTTGCTCCGACAATCTCTCCAGCGCCATCGATGTAATAGTGGCGTAGAAGTTCTCCTTCTCTGTAGGTTTTGTAGAACTCACAGACTTTTTCAGAGATTCCTCGGGAGTGCAGCCGTCCGGCTGATCCTTGTAGTCGTACATTTTGCACGGAATGATGAGTGTGATTAACGTTGCTGTCGCTAAATGTGTGGTAGCCACACTTATGGCAGTGCTCATGTCCGTCTGTGTAGATGCTGTTCGCATCTGATGAGCCACAAGACGGACAAGGTATATGCCTGATAAATTCAGATTCGCTCACATGAGCCAAGTGATAGGGATATTTGAAAACGAACACCACTTGATGTTGTTTTTCTCACACCAAGAGGCGTATGTCGTCTTACTCTTTTTTGAGATTGTGTTGTAGGGTGCCTGGAAGATCATGCGAAGATCAATATCAGGGTTTTGTTGGATGACTGATTTAATCTTCTTTCGATCTTTGGAATCCCAATAGCCTTTAGTCTCAAGCCACACACCATTCGGTAAAACGAAATCAGGTGTGTAGTTATGAGAGATTACATATGAGACCTTCGTGCTTTCGTATTCGTATTTGACACCCAGGTCGACGAGAAGATCAGCGACCTTCTCCTCAAGCCCGGATCGGAAAGCCATTAGAAGTCGACTTCACCCTCCGGTGCAGTGACAGCAGGTTCAGAAGCCTTGAATCCTTTGGTCTTGCCAAAGAGTTCAGCCACATCCACGTCATCCATGTCGCCAGTGTCAACACCAGCAGAGGTAGACAGGGTCACGACCTGGACACCTTGCAGCTTGAGGCTGGTGCCGTAGGTCACCTTGTCCTTCAGGACGTAAGGCTTTTGGAAGAATGCCAGCTTGACCTTGCAACCTGAGTACAACGGAGTGTTCTCGTCTTCGATAGGTGTGCCCTCGGTATCAACGATGCCGGGCTTCATCTCTTCATTCCAAGAGAACTTGACAACATATTTGCCATCAGAAACCTCTTCCCAAGGCTCAGGCTTCAGGGTCGAACGCTTCGGGTTAGCGAGCTTCGACTCAGCCCACTTGAGGCAGTCAGGACGCTCAGCTTCGAGCTGATCGACAATGTCTTGACCAACGACAGCCTTGAGGTTGTACCCGTACTTGCCGGGTTTCAGTACGGCCTGGAATCCATCAAGGACAACAGGCTGTTCAGTAACAATAGTGTTTCGTGCCATTAACAAAAGAAATAGGTGGAGTCAATTACCTTCGCTGGTTTCAGCGTGTCGATAATCGGTGGTTCTGTCTCTGCCCCAATGTGATGAGCAAAGGTAGTTAGGTAGTCATGCTCCGCAAATAAGTGCATGTATGTCTCACGAACAATGGTTGAAAGAACAGACATGTCAGTAGCACGACAAAGTACCGAGTCGTGTATGAGGGAAATCGGAGCGTTGAAGCGAAGTGCAGATAAGTGCAGGAGTGATGCATCGAGGGAATGAATAAGGTTCGGTGCTGTTGCGTTCTTGTGGTGGTTCTTATCAACCTTGTCGCCTTCATCGGTGGCGACACGAACTTTGCACCGTCCCAATAATTGCAACTCAATGGTCTGAACCATTGGCTTCATTAACTTTTGATTGACGGTAAAGCCTGAAGGTGTGACCCACTGAAGAGAAGCAGCGCCACGATCAATAGCCTTAGCTACCTCTTGCTCAATCCACTTCATGACCCTCATGGGACCAGGGACAATGACGTCCATGGCATCACGTACAGCCTTGACGGTTGCAGTGAGGTCATCCTTCTCTACTTCGACACCCTTTTCCTTCAAAGCTTCACGTATGTAGCCTCGATTTGAGAAGGGTTTAGCGTTGTAGGGGACAGTCATGACCGTTCTTTTGGTCACTTTCCTGTCCATGTGAGAACGTATACACTCAGGTACATGTGGCTTAGCTTGTTCAGCTATTACCTTGTATGCATCCTGAGGTTTATCACTTGGCAATACATTCACCAAAGCTGCTGTAGATGCATCTCTAGCGAGTCCTGCGAGAATTTGCAGTCCACTGCAGGTAGCATCAACAGCGACAGGTAAATTAGTGTGATGACGATCACATTTAATAATGCAATGATAGTATTCATCACATGCTGCCAGAAAGGTCCAAGGTTCATCTGCGACCTCCCATTCATGCAGGTAACCAAGAGGATCTGTTGCGATAGACGTAATCAATGAATGATTACTTAGTGCCCACTCAATACGATCCTGAATGGTGTCTTTGTCCTTACCATAAGTAGTAGCAACTTGAAAGGCTAGCCAATCTTCTGCTTCAGGAGTCATAAATGACTGCTCATGAAACTTAAGAAGTGACTTACCAAAGTCAGTATCTTGTGGTGTAAGGAAAGCAGGGATCGGGTAAGCACGACCCCTGTAGTCAAACGACCACGGAATGTAGAACTTGTCTACATCTTGGAATACTTCCACTGCGTTCATGGTCATCCTTGTACGACATGACCTTTGAAACGCTTGTGCGTTGTAGTTGTATGCCTCTGCTGCAGCTCGACGGTAAGACATTTCACTGTCTTTGTTGACGTCGATGTCTGCAGGTTTGGGTGGTAGAGGCATCTCTACTTGAGGGATAAACTTACCTACCTCAATACGCTTCTCCATCAACGTTTTTGCAACGTCGACGATGAACGGATTGAGGGTGTATGCAACCTTCTGAATCTTGTTCAGAAAGTTGATTGGTGTTTCTCCCTGTATACATGTGGGATTGCCTCTGCGGACCATGTCGTATCCACGCATGACCTCGTTAAGCAAGTAACCACCTGGCCTTTCGGTATCCCAGTCGTTCGGTGGAATCAGCATCGGCCAGGCCAACGGGCTGAACAGCTCCACCTGGGTCATGACCTGATCCTTGATCTCCATGAACGCAGGTGAAGGAATCACGTAGTTCGTGCGCTTGTTTCCCTGTTGCCGCATGTCGATCAAGAACCAGCCGCTGACTTCGCAGATGCAATCCAGCAACCAGCCGCCAAGCTTGACCCTGAGGGCACGACCCCAGCATTGCCAGTGAGGAACGTCGTAACGATTCATCAACGTCGTGATGACCTTGACCTTTTGGTGAGTACCGCTGGATTTGTGGAAGTAGTTCTCCTTAATGGCGTGTAGGAGGCCAGGCACCTTCGCCTCGTAGTGCCGCATCATGCACTCGTTTTCAACCGCTTGACCGATGGCATCTGTGACGTTGGGCACAAGTGATGCGCCCTTTTTTGTGGCAAAGACCTTGTCGAACGTCACCTTGCAAGCAATGGCCGCGGCCGCCTCAGGCTCGATGTCAGCGAGGTATTGAATGATTTCCTTGAAAGCCCTGCCTGTCTTGCGCTCTCTTATCCGATCATTAGTCGACTGAATACGATCAACCACAAGAGGCAAAAGCTGCTCAATAGAAGCCACGCCGTAGGCAGTAGCAGATGCATACTCTTTGTCTTCTAGTTTTGATGTGTTGTCTCGGATCTTTTTGAGTCCTTGACGTATTTGTTCCCGCTCAAGCTCGACTTGAGCAGATATTTCTGCCGGTGTTGCCAATAAGAATGCGCGTTAGATCCGGTATTTAGATCTATACCGGAGTGGATTGATGAGTGTGAAAGAAAGGTCAGGCGCCTCAACCTGACCTATCCACATGCGTATTTTAGACGCTCAGGAACCTGAAACTAGCGCGTCTACCAATTCCGCCACATCCGCGTGGGGATTCCAGCGATGAGACTCGCTGAGATCGTCGGCGTTCCGACCGAAAGAAGGTAGCACAGCGCACCCGGTAGACACGCTTAGATCGCAGCCATAGCCTCGTTTAAGGCTGAGTCCGTGGTCTTTGCGTAGCGAAGGGTGGTCTCGATTCGCTTGTGTCCCATGAGCGTCATCAGTGTTCGCATGGGTGTCCCTGCCTCTGCATGCCATGTGGCAAATGAATGCCTCAGGCTGTGAAAGACGAGGGATTGATCCAAGCCTGCGTACTTACGTACTCGCTTGAATGACCTGAGCAGTTGGTCCTTGTCATTCCATTCGTCACCGAACACCCTCACGTTGGGTGAGAGGAACTCAAGACGCTCAGAGAGCAGCCCAGATATACGTTCGTGGATAGGAATGGCACGGTAATTGCCAGGTTTTGTGCGTTGATCAGGGCGACCACCGACATGAATCAGACCTGCGCCTAAGTCAATGTCTCGTGCCTTGATCTTGAGTAGCTCGCCTTGTCGCATACCTGTATAGGCAGCAACAGCAACGATGTCCGCTACGTCCTTGCGGTCAAAGGGGTCAATCGCTGCGTGGATGAGCTTGTCCACCTCAGCCTTGGAGAACCAAGTCAGGCGAACTTCATCCTCTTTACGTTTGGTAAACGCAGGAGGTTTGTTGCACAACTCACGCCGATGGCAGTGGTTGAGCACAGTGGACACAGCAGACGTAACACGATTGATCGTGGCGTCTGACTTGCCTTCCTCTTCCAGCTCAACACCAATGTCTTCCATGATGGTGACGTTGATGCGATTGCAAGGGAAGCTGAGTCCTTGGAGCCGGGTGAAGTGTCCGCAGTTAATAACAGCAGGCTTACGCCCTGATCCGTTACGCCACGTCGGACGTGTTCGCAACGTTGTCTCTACGGCTTCACCCCAGGTGAATTGCTTAGCCATAAATGATGGATTTCATTTGCTTGGCAAGTTGCTTGCCTTTGGGTGTGAGGCGAAGTCTTTGTCGCCGTCCGTCTTGCTCCTTTGTGATAAGCCCTAAGCCTTTGTGCTTGACACCCATCCGTCCATCACTCAGCCAATCTGTGTTGCGGCTGGATGATGCAGTCGTGAAGTTCAGCTCCTGTTCCAACGCTTGTTTGTGACAGCCGTCGTGTGAGGCGATGTACAGGAAGGTGCTGACCAGTTGACCAGGGATCTCACGGTCAAGCAGACGCAGCATGTCAAAGGCTTGGTGAACCTTGTCTAGGCGTGCGTCCGTGCACTGATTTGCGAGTGGATCGGCCATGCCAGGGGCGTGTACCTGATAACTCTAGGCGCAATCTACCGATGTGGATAGATACATCCAAAAAGGATTCCTTATCAATGGTGAGGTATAGATCAGGCAGGCGAATCATTGGTGCTGTTGATGTCCTCAATTAAGGATTCCTTAAGACGATAAGCCCAGCACCCCTCTTTGTATTGACCATTAAGGACCATGCTTTGCACTTGGTTATCCTCTTTTACGAGTCGATTGAACTCATCATTGATGAGATTGAAAACATAATCACTTACTGTTTCACCCTTAAGTGCACATACTCCTTTGAGTAAAGCGTGACATTCGTCCGACATATTGAAGTTGACACGCTTAACCATGCAGGAGACCTAGGTCAGTTAGGCGATCTTACCCATCAGCCTGATCATCTGCCACTTGTTCTGATAAAAGCTGGATAACTTCCTCTCGATGTTCATGCATCTCAATCTCGTGAAGAAGTGTGTCCAAACGGAAATTAAACGTAGCGTCAGGTTCTGATGCACAACTCCGGTAGACATTGTAATCAGTGTCAATCGTCATCATCATCGTCAAAAAGATCGGGGTGTACGTAAGAAATTGCATCGTGAGTACAAACAACAAACTCATGTGTTTGCTTTTTCATGTAGTCACGGACTTTGGCTTCGGCTGCGTGGCCTCGCTTATAGATGTGTTCTTTGACCTTCTTGGTCTTCAAGTTGGTTGCACGAATCATGCAACACACATCACTAGGTAACTCCCAAGCTGAGAGTTTCCACTCAACAATTTCAAGAAAGGTGTGAGGTTCAAACAACTCAGCCGGTGCTTCCTTGTATTTCTTCCAATTGTTGGGAAAGTATGGTTGTTTACTCATCAGTTGGTACTACATCTACGAGGTAAAGTGATCTATCTGCGGCCAATTCCAAGGCCAGCCAAGCTGCTTCCTCGGTATCTTGAGCGAGGATATAGATAGTCTCCCCACTAGATAGAGTTACGTGGTACTCACGCAATGATGAGTGTGATAGATCAAGCGGTTGAGGGCTTGCGTCGTCGTGCTGGACGTGGTTTGGGCTTTGGTTCAATAGCATCCATGCAAGTGAATGTGTCACGTTTGGCTAGTTCCTTATATCGATCAGTCCATTCGTGGTTAGGGAAGTGATGCAACCAGCAATAGATTGCATTCTTAATTAGAAAGTTCTCGTCGTGTGATTTGTCTTTCATACTTAGCTGTGACCTTGTTAGCTCGTGAGTACACCGAGAGCGTGGCAAGTAGGCCAACGCACCCGATGACTGCGAGGATTATGTTTGTTTCGTTCATTCGTAATCGTCAGAGAATTCAGTGATTGCATCGATGTAGTCATAGACATACTTATGTATGTCATGCTCATGTACATCATTCAGTCCGTCATACCAATCGCTGACGTACTCATGCAAGCTCGTATACAAAGTGTCGGCCAATGTTGTTACGGGTAGTGTTTACTTTGTCCCAATCAATTGCACTCACTGCGTCCTTGATGAGGATCGCACACACAATTGAATGGATGATGATGAACTTGCTCACGTCATACGTGAACTCAAGCAAGAGTGCGAATGCATACAGCATCCACAGAAGTGGGTGGTTGAGTGTCATTAGATAACCTCCAAAGATGTGTACTCCATGTAGTCATCTGCATCCGTGTTGAATGCAGTGCCTGCACATAACTGTTCGCAGAAGGATACGTACTCCTGCCAGTTATGTAACTCATAAGGTCCATATGTCATGGACCAGTTGATAGGTTGAAGCAATGCTTCCATCATGCGAATACCTCCATGTGTGGGAATGTTTGTCCGTTGTGTATTCGAGAGACAGTGATCGTGTCACCGCCTGTCTCTACACTCCAATCAAAGGCAGCATCAACTGCCTCTGCTTCTGAGGTGAACCACTCCTCGTCAGGTCCATGTGAGATAACGAATGTCATTTAGTTTTCTCCTTTAGTGCATTAGCGACAAGCTTGTCTCCGTACTTGTCTTGTGTTCTGTTCAGTTTCTTGACGTCATCAGTCAATAGATCCCATTGAGATGCGAGAGCTGCGACCTTGATGCATTTCTGAATCATCACCTTCTCGATCTCTTCACCTGCGTTGTGGTATGTCCAGAACCAGGACTCTCCATCATCACCAGTGAACTCTTCGAGTACCTTGTCTTTGTTCTCCTCTACACCCTCGAAGTCCCAAGACTTGTGGCGTGTGAGATCAAGAGCGACAGAGAGATTGTTAATCTCACGCAACAACATGCATTGCTTGCTGTTAATGCGATTCTTTTCTTGAACTGCGTCCCTGATCTTGGCTGTGTATTCTTGATACTTAGGATCAGCGGACTTCAGTTTGTACTGCTCGTGATAATCCATGTGCGAATAGTTAGCCCCGCTCAGTGCGTGGGCAATAGGTACAGCCAGGCATTGCACCTGGCATGGGAGCTATAACTCACATACCTGAGTGGATCAGTAACGACTGAAGAAGTAGGTGTTACCTTTGAACTCCATGTCGTAGAAGTCGTAGCGAAGTGATTGATACCAGACCAGCTCGAAGTCAATCGCACAGCGATAGAGATCAGGCATGTCATCAGTTGGGTACACCTCTTCGCACCAATCTTCTGTGAACTTGGTGGTGATGTGATCACCTACGCCTTCCCACTCTCCATTGAAACGATCACAAAACTCTTCAGCATTTGTGATCCCTTCGTCCTTGAGTTCATCGATGAATGCGTCATACTCAGCCTCATCAATGATGAATGAGGTTGATTCAGCGATCTCATCGATCAGCTCTTGTGTATCTGCGTCCTTGCTGTCATACCAGCGCTCGAAGCGCACG